TCAGGGGCAGGCTCAGCAGGTTTCTCAGGCTCAGCAGGTTTGGTAGTAGGCGGCTCGTCTTTCTTTTCAGGCGCATTGGCAGGCGGCGCGGCAGGCGCAGGCGTAGCAGGCGTAGCAGGCGTAGCAGTAGGCGTAGCAGTGGGTGGTGTGGTGGCAGGCGCAGGCGTAGCAGGCGTAGCGGCAGGCGCAGGCGTAGCTTCAGCGGTTCTTGGTGATATCGGCGGACCCGGCTTTGGTGTAACTGTCTTTACCGGAGCATCTTGTGGTTTTTCTTGTCCGTAAACAACTCCCGCTTGAACTTCATTCTTTCGACCTGTCCATCCATATACTTTATTTGGATTGACTCGATCATAAGTCCCGTTTTTATTTTTAATAAATGTTTCTGTATGAAGGTGGGGATCACTATCCAATGGTCGTCCACCTGCACCTGATTTTCCAACATAACCAACATTATCCCCCGGCTCGATTGGTTCACCTTTCTGATATTGTTTACCTGTCTTTGGATTTATTGGTATTTCTCTAAGATGGAAATGTCTGACTTTCACTCCATTATCATATTCTATTTCAATAGAGTGACCGGCTGCTGTGTCAGAAGTTTTAGCATAACTAACTGTGCCTTTGGCACTTGCTGTAACAGGAGTACCTAGAGGTGCGTGTACATCGATTCCTTGATGAGGTCCTGCCCTACGACCAGCATAGTTTGGTCGATCATCATCGACTTGTCCTTCAGTGCGTCCGGTAACTGGTGATGCCAGATATTTCGAGTCAGTTGCTACTTCTACTCTAGCTTTGGGCAACTTATCCAATTCTGCCGCCAGCTTTTCATCACGTTCATTTGTTTCTTTTTCATCTCTACGCTTTGCAAGTTTTTGTCGAGCCTCTTCGATTTGTTCGGGGGTGGCATTCGCGGGCAGAGCATTATTCTTGTTATATTCTGCATCTAATTTCAACTGTTCCTTAGCGTAATTAGGAGCGACTTCAGGATGATCAGCAAAGAATACCCCATCAATCCTCGTTGGACGATACTTCGGGTCTTGTTCTTTATCGTAGTTAGGATCGTTCTTCGTACCTTGGTCAATACGATGGTCAATTCTGTTTGATCCGGCTTTAACTTTTTCAATAGCCGCATCATATGCCTCTTGGTCTTGTTTTGTTAGTTGATATCCTTGAGCAATTCCATGTTTAACAGGTCCAAAGAAATTAGAGTGTAAGGCTTGCTTAATCGTTATACCACGAGCATTTGCATAGTTTGTAACTTGCTCAAGATTAACTTGCATACCTTTTCTATCGCCCTCTTTTATCATAGTCTTTATTAGAAGGGCTTTGGTCTCGGGGTCTTTATCAAGATCAGCAATCAATTTCGAACGAATAGCTGCAAGACGAGGGTTGTTTTCACCTTCTACAATAGGCTTGGATTGTTCTCTCACTTCATCATCAGTTAGGGGTTTCTTATCGCTTGGTATCAGTCGATATTCAGATGCATTACGATCTGTGTGACGTTCGATGCCTGCATTCTTTAATGCTGCATCATCTAATCCGTTGAGGAATTTGGCGCGTGGATCATCAATGGCAATGTTGCCATCTTTCAGATCACGCAATACTTGTTTTTGTTCATTGGTTAATTGTGCTTTCTCTTGAACCTTAGATCGACCATCAGGCCCATCACCACCACGTCGTCGTCCACCTGGACCACCTGGACCACTTGGACCACCAGGACCATCACCACCCCCGGCTTGTGATTTAGATTTGTCGCCTGAGATAGCATCCTTCATATCACCTTTGGTTAAATAATCTGGTTTTAAGCCACGCGCAATATCAGTAGGGGACAGCGAAGCTAATCGCTTTTTATATTCTTCATTGGGTTGCGCACTCTTCATCTCAGCTTTCTTCACGCCAGTGTTCTTCAGCAAATCTTTATAATCAACGGTGAGCGACTTTGGGTCGATGGCCACTGTTATTTTCCTCTACGTGCTACCGCTGCTCGATCTCTATCTTTTTCTTCTTGTGCTTTAATGTACTTGGCCAACATATCGATATATGTGTGCCTTTCCCACGGTATCATGTTGTTTATCTCAGTGAGGCCCATATGATGATGCAACATGAGATTAAAATTGGTCCGCATAAAATTAGATAGGTTGTCATATCCCATCAAATTTAAAAAAAAACACTGAAGTCATTGAATGTAATATTATGATTGTACTTGCATTTGGGACATGTGGCATTGGCCTTGATGCTGAAGCTTGGGAAGTTATTAATCCATACCTCAAGCTTATTGAATTGCTCTTGTGATAGGTTCTCAACAAACTTGACTACCTCACCACGTTCAAAATCCTTGGTGGTATAAACTTTCTTCGCCTTCATGATGTACTCAATCGAGTTAGCAATAATTTTAATTTTACGTGACAGGTTGTCTTCCGTCCCAGATGATTTCATCACCGCATAGGTGGGGTATTTCATTTTCACCAATATCTCATTACCAATATTAATCTCAGCCGGTACGTCTTCTTTATTCACTGCATAGTTCACGATATCTATTTTAACTGGAAACCGTGTACCACATTCGATGCCATCATCCATTATATTCAAGCATGAGAAGTTGGTCTCGACACTGGGTCCCACTGACTTGGCACGTAATGCAATAAAAATATAATCCATATCAAAGAACGGCACCGCATCGACATTAACATCCTCCGACACCACACATTGTTTCACGATTTGTTTGGTAGCCTGAATGATATCGTTCTCGTCCTTGCTCTCTAATGCCAGTAACAGAACTCGTTCCTCTCCTACCGTGAATGGTCGTACAACAATTTCATTATTGGTCGATGGCACCTTGATCGTATAGGTAGGCAAATCATTATTCGGCAAAGCCATATTTTATTATCCTCTCTCGCTTGGCACCCGTTCCACCATAGTGGTAAAGACTCTGCTTTCAGGATCGATACCCTTGCGCCGCCATTTGCTAAAGGTGAATGTCACGGTCAGGCGCAGAAAGCTATCATCAGCCCATGTGATTGGTTGTGGGTTAACCAGAATTGGAAACGCATCATATAATGTAAATGCATAATGTGCTTGTGGGGCCATGTCACTTACAAGGGCAGGCCATTCGCCCAGTTGATACATCGTAATGGTCGAGCGGTAGTTATCACGATATTCGAAATTATAACTGACGCTTGGATTAATAACTTCCATCCAATTGTCAAAGAACATGCGCTCTTGTGCCCCAGTACGACAGAGAAACGTCATGTTGATATCGTCATAGTCTGATAGATAGGGTAATTTAAAACTTGGCCCATAGTATCTCATGTCCACATTCTGAAATGCTCGGCCCGGAAACTCAGTGGACTCACACAGATATGACAGGTCGCCATTCAGCACGGGACCCACGGCTGTTGGCGCATTGATCCGTACCATATAGCGACAAGCTTTCGCCAGACCACCATAGTCCTCAGCAATTGACCAGAACGTATTCATGTCGGTCATTTGCGGTGGATTAGCGAAATCAAATGTTCTTGTTTGGGGCGAACTGGATTCTGGTAGGTCTGCCATTTTATTTTTTTACAAAAACCTCTGTTGGAAGGGCAATGGCCTTGGCCCATTCGTCCTGGTGTAATTCGACAAATGGACTCTGCACATGATTAAATAAATATCTTTTTATGCATGGCCGCATGGCATTGGAGATACGCTTGACGCTATTCAGCAAATCATAGGACAGCTTCAGCCGTACCCGGGCATTCTGTTTATGATCGTTAGAATATTTCATTAAGCGTGTCAGCAAAGCTTTGCGCTCTCCACCATTGAGATAATGTAAATTCAAACCCAGAAACCCATCCGAATATCTATCAATGGGAAATACCATTGGGAAACGATCATAGATAGGCAGGGTGGCTTTATGTTTCGGATCGTACCAATAGCAATACAGCTTACCAATCTGGATGCCGTCTCGTGCCCGGGTGGGATTGGACATGAGTTTACGCCGGTACCCGGCAGCGGTATACGCCTTGCCGATATACCAATCCTTTAAATCTTTTGCTGAGAATGTAGCCATAATTTTATTTATATGTAATTCCGAGATCGTGGTCAGTTATTATCTGAAATGTCCAGCCACGATAAACACAATAGGCATGGGCGGCTTCCCATTTGGCAGAGTTCACCCCCCATGTCATCACTTCCGTTAAATATTTTCTGGTTTTCTTCTTAGGAATCTTAGGCGCATAAGTTTGTCCTTTAGGCTTGATCTCGACCAGCGAGCATTGCACTGAGCCATCAGGCAATCTTTTGCGTACAAAAAAATCGACAAAGTATCGGTGCTGGCGTCGATCCAGCGGGGACACGTAGGGTACAACGATCTCTTCGCTGGACCATTCCAGAATCTCATTGGTTTTGTCCAAATATACCATGAAGCGCAGTTCCAGTAAGCTTCGATAGGTGATGTTGGTTGCGTCACCTTTATATTTCTCCCAGTTTTTTGGTGTAAAACGTCCCTTGTAACTCTTCAACGAATAATCCTTCACTAAATACTAATATCTATTTAGGAAAAAATAAAAAATGGTCGATCCAGGATTTCCAACCGGGCTACCACCTGAAGAAATTGAAAAAATATCCGATGAGGCAAGGGAGCGAGATTGGTTTCTCAATCCGCCTGCCGATGTCAGCCAGAACAATCTACTCAGTTCAAAATATAATTTTACGTCTCGGGTATTCCCGCTCGATCTGGGCGACGAGCACAATGCCCATTACATGGTGATCAATATCAACGTCCCGGTCTATTCCGGTCTAATCCCCAAGACCACCGAGGGTGAAAAGCGTTCTGCATTTGATGCTTCGATCAATGGTGAAATACTCAACGAAGCATCCAAGGTGGATCGTCTCAGGTTCGGTAAGAACAATCCCGGGGGTGGTGCCACCGAAGGCCGTTCGGGGGCATTTGTCGAGATACCCAGATACACAAGGCGTATTGCCGAATCCATTGCGCTCTTTATGCCGCAGTCCATCGTCTACTCAACGCAAAATGCCTATGAGGATATCTCGCTCACGGCTATTGCCGGTTCGATTGGTGTCGGCGCGGTCACTGGTTTGCTGACCGGCATGGCGGCAGGCAAGGGTACCGGTCTGGTCAATGCCATATCCGGCGCAGCGGGTCCCACCTCACGCTTAGCAGGCTACCCGATCCATCCGCGCATCGAAATCATGTATGCCACCACCCCACAACGGCAATTTGTCTTTGAGGTGCTAATGGCCCCACGAAACTATAAAGAGTCCCTCGCCATCAAAGAAATTATTAGAACGCTCAGGTTTCATGCGGCCCCGGAAATAGACTCGCTCACCTATGGTCTCACCTTCATACCGCCTGCTGAATTTGACATTACGTTCTTCTGGGCTGGTATCGAAAATCGCGCCATACCCCGAATTAACACCTGTGTATTAGAACGAATTGATGTGGACGTAGCCCCAACCGGGGTATATTCCACCTTCCAGGACGGTTTCCCGGTCACCCTACGCCTATCGATGGGCTTCCGCGAAGTCGAGATCGTCCACAAAAAGCGCATCACCGAAGGATTCTAGATCATGGAAACTTTCATCCAGGAAACTTTAGACCGACAAGGCAATGTCCATCAAGAGGTCCTAGCCCGTTCACCGTTACACGATGCCCTACTCAGCATAGGCTATGTCCATCAATGGACAACGCATGTCGGTCCAGCACTCAGTCATGCTTATCGGCATCCTGATGATCTAACCCTCAAGTTCGATGAAATAAAAAATAATCTGGATAGCATTCTACCCGACTATACCTACTGGACCAACCAGAATGCCCAAGGGGTCGATATCCATAATTACCATAAAGGTGAGGCAGGCGATGCCGTAACGACAGACCCAAACAACCCACAAGGCGGACATTATCTCAGTCATTATTATGATTCCACCATGGAGCATGCCTGATGCTACGGTTCAGCCAGTACCTCAAGGAAAACAAACAAGAGCTACCCGTCTCACCACACCATAAGAAGTTCCTTGAGGCAGGCTATACCCATAAATGGACAGGCAAGCCGGGTGACAGCAAAGGTGATTCCAAGGCCTATGGGCATATGTACCACCACCCAGATAGTCTCTCGGACAAGTCAGCCGAAATAAAAAATAAACTGGATCAGATACTACCGGGCTACGAGTACTACAAAAGCAGCCATTCGGTATCCGATAAAGACAATAAACATATCGGCCATGCCGATACCCATAACTACTATAAGGGCAGGACAGGCAACACCGTAACGACCATTCCCAACAGGGATGGGGGTCATGATGTTCGACATTACTATGATCATGGTAAGGACTGATAGAGACAGTCTGTAATTCTGTAAGACATAGGTTTCAGGTTTTCAGTTGATAATGATAAATTAAAATAAAACCAGACAAGCTCAAAGGACAGAAAGTATACAGTTTTAGTAACATTAGTTAGTATATTCATAGCTCTCAACGTAGAGTTGAGTAGAGAAATTTTAAATAAAAAGAAGCACAAATGCCATTTTTTAATGCCTTTCCACAAGTTGCCTATGACATTGCTCGGGATAGATTTTCCCAGTATCAGGCGATTACCAACATTACGTTCCGAGTTGGGATCATCAAATCCGTTATTTCGAACATAGGCTCGTACTTTGTTCATACAATTTCCGATACAGAGACGCCAGATATCCTGGCTGAACAGGCCTATGGCAATGCCGAGGCCTACTGGATCGTGCTGTATGCCAACGACATCTATGACCCGCACTATGATTGGCCGCTCACCAGCCGAGAGTTTCGCAAATTTATTATAAACAAATACGGCAGCACCAATCTCGCCAAGACAACCAATCATCATTACGAAAAAATAATATCTCGTCGCGAGTCTTTGTCAGGCATCGTCACGTCATCACGCATCACCATTGATCATACCAAGCTGACCAATCTCACTGTGCCATACGAGAGCTACGACTCTATGCCCCAGTATGCCGAAGAGACTATCAACATGGGCAATGGTCAGTCTGTCTTAGAGGTAATCGAATCTTCCGTCACGTCTAACTATGATTACGAGTATCAACTCAATGAATCCAAACGTGAAATCAAGATGATCAAGGCTGAGTATTATAAACAAATCATGGCTGAGTTCGATGATCTAACACGGCAACGTATCAACCCACATCTACGTAAGTTGTACTGATGGTCGATTATTCCGATGATCATGCATATGCCATTCCGTCTATTGCCGATCAGGAACTGCTGACTTCCATTGATCTCGACTTTCCCGGCGTCGATACGAAAAAATTATTTTCTGACTTCACGGTGCGAGAGATCGTGATGGTCGAGAGCTTGCTATCGCCGGGGCTACAAACATCAGTGAAGGCGCACTCTTATCTGCACAATTTGCCATTGAAGACGTTCGATGATCTCAAAGGCAAGATGATGAAAATAAAAATAACTCGACCCATTCTGTCTAAGTATGGCCTGACCAACAACATGGAAGTCGAACAGGTGACGTATCGTCTAGGTGGCCGTAGCTCACTTGATCCCAACACCACCGACAATCGCAAGATGATCAACCGAGGCGTCGAAGAGTTGGTGTTTCATGCTTGTGATAATTCGATGTTGAACGATGCGGCGCAGTTAGTTAGCAAGAGTTGGAAGTGCACCACACCCGATGCCATCGTTCGACAGGTGCTACAGGAATGTATCGGTGTTGAACGATTGGAAGTTGAGAAGTGTGACCCGGCTCGTGATTACATTGCTGAGAATATCCACCCGTTCCAAGTGGTCTCACAACAAGCGGCAGTAGCTCTGGCGTCTGGTAATGATCCTAGCTTTGTACACTTCATGACTTATGAGAACTTAGGCACACATCATTTCGAGTCGCTGCATAAAATGAGCGGCAAATCGAAGATCGCAGATTTATATTTTTCTATGACCGGCAGTTCTTACTCGTATCCATGGTCGATTATGAATTACACCTTCCCATGTGACTTCGATCTGCTGTCAGATGTTCTCAATGGAGTCAATGACCTTGGCTCAAATATTAATTCACTTTTAGTTGTGAACCCGACAAATAAATTGTTTTCTTGGATTGGCAATCAGAATAGAGGCTGCGGCATGGGCGGCGGCGTACATAAGGTTGCCATGAGTAACCAAAATAGTGAAAAGGCGGCGGACTCTTGTCCCGACTATGTTCGGGTGAGTGTGGACAAGCGCCAAGCACGTATGGCCTTGTTAGAAAAGGACAAAATTGCCCTGCGATTGACAGTACCCTGGAATACCGTGTACAATGCCGGGAAAGTTATAAACATAATTTTAAAAAATAATGAAGACAAATCAGGGCAGCTATTGAACTATGGCTCGGGCAACTACCTCATCTCGTCGTTGGTCCACAACATCAAGGCGGGTGGCTATTCGACCATTACCATGGACTGTGTCTCGCAGACAGTCGGGCATGGCGAGGTTTAGCAGCGGAAACATTATCCGACGAATTATTATCCCTTCCTATGACGATTTGGTTCTTCGTTTTAAATCTCTATCTCAACATCGTCTGATACTTCATATCACTGATCCAATTCGTTCAATTAATGAACAGATTACTGAAGAGTTCGATCCATGAAGGACTATCTCGGTGATGGACTCTACGTCGAGTTCGATGGCTGGCAATTCCGCCTCTATGCCAGCGACGGTGTGCGTGTTACCAACGAGGTCTTCCTCGATGAATTGGTCGTGCGTTCATTCTTCGAATTCGTCAAGACAGCATTAGAAGTAAAGGAGCATCCGCTATGAACATAATACCTGTGCGGCTTCATATGATGACGGATATGGGTACAGGTGATTTTTATGGTACGCGGCATATGGAATGGAACTTACCAATCAAATTAGAAACAAAAAAAGATTTGCGGGATGTATGGCGGCAGACGAGGTGGCCAAATATTTCGGTGCCTCTGACGGAAGCCATAGCCGAGACGGTCAGACCATGGGAACAAGCGATATGGGACCACTACCTGTTGTCATGAAGCGACGGTGGAAGATGCCATTCAATAGTGTTGTTCTCATCAGAAAAAAAATAAATCTTTATTATTATCCCAACAATGATACTGACACGTTTGCCTTCATAGAAATGAAACGGCGGGTCTGGGTCATGCCGCACCACGATGTCAATGATCATATTCTGGACGAGATAAGAGAACAGGTCTAGCCATGAGAATACGGTGGAAGGTAAGCTTTAATGGCGAGAACATCATCAGAAAAAGAATTAATCCTTCAATTTACCTTATCCAGGATAATCCTTCATTTTACCTTATCCAGGGTAATTTGATACTTGCATCCAAAGGAATGCGCTGGCGAATCTGGGACATGCCACACCTTGATGTCATAGATGATGTTCTTACCCAGATTTGGGAAGAGAATAGATCATGAGAATCATGAAGGATCAAAGGTCTATGATAAAGCTGTTCCAGGCCGAGAAACTCATCAGGAGAACTTTTGATCCTGTGAAATATGATATTTACTGGACAACAAGACAAGCAATCTGGAACAGGCCATTCTATGCCAGAAGTATGCTGTTTGAGCTTACTCTGCAAATTGGCGAAGATGATCTAGGGTCTATGAAATGAGACGGCGGCTATTGGGCACGGTACTATTCAACGCCGAGACACTCATTAGGAAAACTTTTAATCCTGCATATTATATCGTCAACATCGAGCATACCAATAATTTCATGATTCTGAGACAACAATTCTGGGCGAGATCGATCATTCAAGTGCCAGATTTGTTTTTTACATTGTCGGTTCAGATCATCGAAGAGGAAGGGCTATGATCCTATTGAACACACGTATTCTCATGGTGGACATACCGGTCAGCGTTCGAACCAGAGAAGCTGTCGTAGATATAATAAATGCGACAACATGGCCGAATGTTCGTTGGCCTTTGATGGAAGCCGTCGAAGACACGGTCAAGCCATGGGAACAATCGACATGGTGGGATCATTACGGCACATGAAGTTTTTTTATTTTCGTACTGAACACATACTGGATATGAGAAATATCGTATGGGGTGCGACACATGAATTCATGTCCCCTGCCTTGCCGGGACTGAATGAGGTCGAACAATTTAGCCGAATTAACGTTGGCCATTTAGTAGCTGATCAAATCGGTGAAGAGACGGTGAGGCTGCGATGAAATTTTTTCGGTTTGATACCAACGGCTTTCGCGGCATAAGACTTATGGTCTGGAAGATGCTCGACCCGCATTATCATGTCAGAGACCCGGACCTATGGAAGCTGGACATTGTCGAATGGTATCTGTCCACGGTGACGGCTGAGATCAGAGAGACGATCAAATGAAAAATGCGTGTGTCGATGACCTTGAACGGGTTATGAACGACCCCCTGCAAAGAACCGCAGGTCACCTTTCTGTTAGTCGAGCCACACGCTACCCAACCGAGTCACAATCCTTGCAGGGTGCAGGGAACATTATAGCATGGAAGACCGCGAATGAAATTTAAATATTTCCATAGCAATGCGTTTCGGGAAATGAAGATCGAGATATGGGAACTGTCGCATCTGTATGCCCGCAACCACGTCATCTGGAAGCTCGACCAGTCAGAGATCAGATGGTTTAATTTTGTGACTGAAATATGCGCCGAAGTGAAAGAGACGCTACGATCATGAGATTTCGCAGAAACATCAAAAACTTGAACGTTTTTTGGGAAAACTTCATCTTCGATAAGACTTCGCGGCTATTCGATCTCATTATTGATAACAACATGTTCCCCGACATGCACGTTGTGACACACCAAATGTTTTACGACCATGTATTGGATCAGGTCGTAGAAGAGACAGCGATATGAAGTGCAACATAGATACCGTGGTCACACACTATGACGGCTTAACCAGCTATCGGCAGATGTTGATTAAGCTCAATCGACTTATGTACACAAACTTTCCGCACAAAATCGCGGAACGGTTCGAAGAAGGCTGGTTGCTGCAAGAGTATGAACTGGCTGAACAGATACTTGAGGAATGTCAATATGCCCGCAGAACCAATGTTCAACAGCCGGGTCTATCTACTAACCGTTTGGCAAAACAACTTCCAACCCGACGATGATCCAATGTTCTATGTCCCGATTGATCCAGGTTGGAACGTGGTACTTCACCCGGTCATCGAACAGATCATCGAGGACTGGTGATGCTAATATACACCAGCCGGGAACTCATATTGAAAATCAACGCACATAGGATTGGAGGGATCGATTTTGGTCTTGAGTATTTAAAATTTTATCAAATCATCGATGCTGGACAGTTGCGGTTACATTTTCATTTGCTCGACCAGATCATCGAGGACTGTAGTGAAATCCATGGCTGATTTTATCATTTTCCAGATGTTCAACAACCGCAGCCAATTTTTAAAAATTTGGTGGCTCAAGTTCGATGTCGGTAATCAAGAGTTCTATGATGCCTTCGAAAAGGGGCGGCTGGGCTACTACGACGTAATTGCCGATCAGATCGTAGAGGACACCTATGATGAGTGAGCCGCTGTTTCATAGCCGGAAGCTCGTAAGCCGGGAAATGTTGCTGAAGATACGGCGGATCAAGTTCAGCCACGATAGTTTATTATTTTATGAACCGTTCGACTTGGGCTATCTGACGGTGAACCACTCGATCATCGACCAGATCGAAGAAGAGACCTGACATGAGAATGAGACACAAGGTGCGATTTAAGCCTGATCGTTTGTTATATCGGATGATGATCCTGTATGAAGAGAACGTAATTACTTTGCAACGGCACATGAACCACCTCGCACTGCCCTGCAATGAAGCCATCGAGCAACTTAATGCAGCTATCAAGGAAACACTCAAGAAGTCTAGGTGATCCATGAAAAAATATTTTCTGATCGAAGCTCAACTCGATTCACAGAGAATGATCTGGCGAACCTTACTCGACCATCGCAGTAACTTGAAGATCGAAAATCTATTGGCTTGGCGGTTTCTAAGCCGTCTCATACCGCATATTCGAGACAACCATCTCAAGGTCCAGATCAGAGAGAATGCCCGATGATGTGGGTGACATTCAAGACTAGTCTAGAGGTCCGAATCTGGAACATACTGATCGAGCATCCTAACAGGATCAGACGCACAAGTGCGAATCGATGGGGCAACCTGGACCGTGTCATAGCTGTCATCCAAGAAAGTCTCACGGACCAGATCATCGAGGACAACCGATGATATCGATAATGTCGCTAACGTTTAGACCCAATCTAGATATTCACATCTGGCGCGTATTGAATGAAAATCCCGGCCAGATCAAAGCCGACATGAAGTTCTGGCATCCTATAAGCATTATCATGGGTCGGATTAAAACTGATCTCATCGATCAGGTCATAGAAAATCAGCGATGACCAAAATACAAACCAATTTCGAGTTGTTAGTCTGGAACATATTAATTCAGCATCGCGGCAAGCTGATGCAGAATGACGAGATGTACTGGCGCATTCTGCCATTCATCAACTCGATTAAGGAAGACCATATCGCGATTCAGATCACAGAAACTATATCCAATGCGCCTTCTGGCAGTTAAAATGTATTTCCATGACAGTAATGTTTCATACTTTGATGGCAAGAAACTGCACTATCTGAAGTCAGAACGCTACTTCAATCAAAAACACCATGCGCTTAGAACATTCGATGAAGTCGAGTTGTTAATTAAGAATGTCTGGGGTATCTCGTTCAGAGACGTAGATCAGATCATATTCAATCAATTAGCCTATAACGACTATCCTGGAAAAAATAAAAACGTGTTTCCGATAGAACACCACTATGCCCATGCGCTCAGCACGGCGATGTTCTCGGAATTAGACGTTTCATTTGTTTTCGACGGAAGTAGCGGACTTAATGCTTGGTCGGTGTTCCAGGGCGACCAACTGATCAAGAATGGACCCATCGAAGAAGTCGGTTCGATAGGGTTTGGAATAACTTATCTGGCGCAATGTCTCGGCATCAAAGGCCATGCATTAGATTTAGCCGGTAAACTGATGGGCTATCAGAGCTACGGCAAGGTTGATGCCGAATATCTCAAGGCCTTGTCGCGTTATGACATCAGTTCAGTTGGGATTTATTACAAAGACCGATGGCTCAATCAAAATAAATTATTTGCGCCTAACCCGGAACTGGCGCTTCTGGACTGGGCCGCGACTATTCATGCTCGTTGTGGTGAGATCATACTCGAAACATTTCAGAAGTATGCTGATGTGAACAGCCGAATCGGTTACAGCGGCGGGGTTGCGCAGAACATTGTCTGGAATACCATGTTACGGAAGCACTTTCCCAACCTTGTGATCATGCCGCACTGCGGTGATGAAGGTTTGTCGCTGGGCGGAATCGAGTTGCTGCGAAGAAAAAATAAAATGCCGCGAATAGAACCGGTTGATTTTCCGTTCAGTCAAGCCGATGAAGCCGTACCTGAGACCAGAGACGAGATACTGAAGGCTATGGCTGTTATGTTGTCGCTGGGTAAGACAGTCGCATGGTATCAGGGTAAGGGCGAAGTCGGGCCGAGAGCCTTGGGTCATCGATCTATTTTACTTGACCCTAGAATAAAAAATGGAAAAGATAAAATTAACGTGATAAAACACCGAGAACACTATCGACCCTTCGGCGGCAGTGTCTTACTAGAACATTCCAAGGATTGGTTCGATCTGAACTATGAGAATCCGTATATGCTATATGTAGCCAAGCCGAAACAGCCGCTGCCTGCAATAACGCATGTCGATAATACTTGTCGAATACAAACCGTAGCCAATGGAAGCTTTCACAAACTCTTGACAATATTTCATGAACTCACCGGTTGTCCGGTACTGTTGAACACCAGCCTCAACAAATCCGGTAAGCCTATGGTGGGTACTGTGAAGGAAGCCCTTGATGAATTTAACCAAAAGGACATAGACTACTTGGTGGTGGGCAACAAAATTTATTTATCATGAAAATTATTGGTGAGATCAAATACGACCTGCAAGAGTTCGGCCTGTTCAAATGTTTGATCGAGGATCGACCAAGGCTGTTAGAGAATTTTGTGTCTTGGGTGCTGATGGACACCACGTTCCACTTCATTGAGTTACAGGTGATGGAAGAAATAAAATGAAAATCATCGAAGAGATCAGAAAGACTTTACACGAGTACACCTTTTATGAGTGTTTCATTGCCAACAAAATCGACATGGGCGAACCGAATTTTATGTATCAGAGTATGGTGCCTTGGCTTCATATAGACACATTCTACATTGTCGTTTCGATGCAGATATCGGAAGACGCCTCATGATCAGGTTTCTACTGACACTCCGACTAAGAACAGTTCTGGATGTCTGGTTCTTGATTGGTAGTTTCGCGATACGACCCATGCCTATCGAAGGCTATGTCCGGGAACAGATCGTGGATGATACCTGATGATCGAACTTCTATTATACCTAAGACTAGATGTGTCGAACTGGCGATGGGGATCAGAACACAAGCTAATGTTCTGGTGGTTTCCGGTACGAGTGGTTACCGGGCCGGTTATGCAACAGATCAACAACCAGATTGTAGAAGAAACCCGATGAGAATAACCATGAATAGTTTTTTCTTAGCTCGGCAAATGACCATGAATAATTTTTTCTTAGCTCGGCAGATCACCGACTGGCGGTTTGGCGTCGAAGCCGATTATATCAATGTGTGGTTTCCGGCGCGAAGAATAACCGTGCCGATCAAGCGAGAAGTCATCCAACAGGTCGTAGAAGAAATAAAATGATTTTGAACAAGGCCACCGCTGAGACACGGGAATATTGCTGCCATGTCCTCTATCAGGAATTCCAGCACACATTCGCTACAAAAGTTGTGGATCGAATCTGGCAGAGCATTACCTACCGGGTCTGGTTCAGTGTATGGAATCGGGAGACGCAACAGGTGCGGGATCAAATTAAGGAAGTCGTTCATGACCAGTCTATTGGCCCTTTCAGGGATCAGCAAAGACATGATCTATCATCATAAAACCATGATGGGGTTGCGTACTCCACCGATGCCATACAGTGAAGTGGTGTTTTTGTTGGTGTATTTTCAGGTGATAGATGAGACCAACTACGAACAAAGCTGCAACTACGACCCTAACTTCTGAATTCCGAAGCCAGATCGACGGTCTGCGTGAAATGTTCTATGACTATGAGAAATCACAAATTCATATTGTTTATACTGCCCGAATGGAGTTGCTATGGCGAATGTTCAACACCAAACAAAACATTGGGAACCAGATCAAGGAAGAAGAAGAATGACCGACTTCATTACCAAGCTTAGTCGGAAGTACTTTTTGTGGGAATGGTTAAATCTTGGATCACATACGAATCACAGACGAATGTTTGAAGCGATAGTGAAGGAGATGAGATGGTCAATTCACGATGAGATTACGGACAGACTCAGATGACCGACAGGAAAATGCGTAACTTCATCAGTAAGATGGCTCGGATGATCCATCATAGGGAAGGGGCCTTGTTTCCCGTCTCATATGCGGTAAACCAAAGGTCAGATTTTTTTTTAATATTGTTTGAGGTGAAACTGGCAATCAAGGATCAGATCAGGGACAGATCGAGATGATCTCTCAGGCGCATATCTGTAGATCGACCACCTATAAACCGTGGAAGGACTTCGAAGACGATCCGTATGCAGCACATCAGGCTTGGGGTAAGGTCTGGGTCATGGTCTGGGACCGGGTCTATAATCGGTTCTGGGATGAGGTCGCGGCCCAAGTGGCAGAAGACCTAAAAGAGATAAGGGAGAGGTTATGACAACTACCGAGGAAGCGAAGGCCAATATCCAGAGCATGATCCTGTACCTTCTGAAGTGCTATCCCCAGTGTGCGGAAGAAGGCACTGATGATCATAAAGCTTTTCTGGATGACATGAGCGATATGTATGTCGCCAAGACAATCGGGGTCAAGACAGTCGGACCTCTAAAACAACCGGACATCTGAAATGAAACAATCCTATACGTCACGAATCAACATGTTTGGGGACTGGTGGCAGAACCTGCCGATAACGTGGGGCGAACCCACTCATCATGTGCATCGAAATTATAATTTGTCCTGGCGACAATACCGGATGGCGATTGTCGATCAGATCAGAGAAGATATTATTAAAAAGCGTAAGAAGCTGAGAGGACGGCCAAAGGGCGAACGGATACCGGCACGGGTACTGACGGCTGAACGGCTACAACGAATGAATATGAAAGCTGAGCTTATTAGACGTAAATTAAAGAATAAATAGAGAACATTACATGAACATCGTCATGAACACTACCATTATTTGGATTGGACCGCCGTTCAAGACCATTACCAACATCCTCGAATATTATTTTTTTATGCGAACCTATGATAGCGATTTGTTTCATCGTGAATTCAATGAGAACGAAAGTCTGGTAGCCATGCAGCTTGTTTGTCGGCAGATCATGGAAGATGCCCAATGAAGAGAAGGGAACCATTGTATTCATGGAATTGGCGGGTGCAACATATCTATCCATGGTTTTTTTATTTGCGTCAGGATCGAGAGACATTCGGGACCGGAAACGCTGTCAATTCTATCAAAGATCGATTGTTTGAACAGATCGAGGAAATGTTGAAATGATCTGGTTTGTGACTGATAAAAATTTGAGTTCATGGAAATGGCGATGTCGTTATGTCTATCCATGGTACTTCGATATGCGTGAGCATCGCATCAAGTTTCTGCCGGTAGACATCATCAATGAAATCGTGGACCGGGTGTTCGATCAGATCGAGGATACCCAATGAGAATACAGCCTTTTCGCAATAAGATGATACGCTACATCTGGACCACAGATAAGCATTACAAAGTGGAATCCACGAATCTGCGAACCGTCGTAAAGATAGATTTGATGCTATTCCGGCCATTCAATCTACCTCTCCTGTTAGTAAGTGATCAGATCATGGATGAAATGAGAGAATACCAATGAACCGGACCATGGCTGTCTATGTGGTTGCCCAAGAAATCTATCGACGGGCTTTTTATGAGTATATCCCACCGAAAGGACGCTGGCGGATACGGAATGTCTGGCTGGCTTATCGAGACCTCCATATGACCATCGAATGGCAGCTACGCGAGGAAATACGACTGGAACTAGAATGAACCGAGTGATTACGGTCTCTGTAGCCAAGGAATACATCCATCAACAATATTTGCTTGATGCTGTGTCTACTAATGAAATTCTGCGGTTACAGAGAATCTGGATGTCGTATCGAGACTGCATGATCAACGTCGAATCACAGGTCAGAGAAGAATTGGAAGAATGACCAACCATTCCACTACATTCTGGCACAATATTTTAGGGTTTACGTCTTCTCTACATACTGAAGGAATGACCGAGACCTTCGATGAGTACCAATTGATATTTGATCTGCGCAATCGGTTTCTCAAGGAACAGATCACCGAGGACCTGATCGAGTTGGCATGTTGGCGAGAACATCATGATCATAAACATTCTAAATAACAGAGTGTCTTTGCACAGGTTTGTTGATGGACTGCTTACAAATTTTTATGAGACAGAACCTTTTAATCAACAATTTGGTAGAGCCTATGATGCTGTTACTGTCGTTCGATTTCTGATAGGAGGTCAGATAGTAGACGATGTCTCCGTCAAAAAAATAAATAAGAAATTTTCTTGATACGTATGACCGGATGCTGCAATACAAATCGATGACCAGCACGATCACTGGCATATTCGCCCTTGCCCCCGAGAATATGCCGTCGCTGGAAAGCGTCAAGGTCTACGACTGGCTCAACGAAGTCAGCGTAATCAGGGAAAAGAAGCACTGATATTGTCTATAAATACAGGTAGCAATCTCATTTAGCGAGAGGGATCAATGCTACCCAAAAATTTTCCAGGCGAACATACGGTAATCGGCATTGTAGTGGATCGATGCGGCGAGGATTCCGACTACGGTCCTGATCCTACCCATGCAGGCAATATGCGGGTCGCGGTTCCTGGCATGCATGATATCGACAACGGGGTGCAGATCGATCACTTGGCTCGATCATCAAAAGAGCGTGGGGCCAATGCCGACGACCAGTGTACCTTCCCGGGGCAGAGCGACTATGGCTCGGTGGTCTATATTTCCAAAGAGACCGGACGCACTGACTGTGTAGTACGCGGCTCGCCCAACGAAACCTTCCAGGACGGCTCGACCCCCGGCAACAACAACATGCTGGCCGGGAAGTTCATGGAATTGATTGGGCGCACTGATGGACGGCGGATACCGCCCAATTGGCAAGAGAAGATGGTACGCGGCGCTAAAATCCGCGAGAAGGTCGAGAAGGGCAAGGACCATTCGCACGAACTGCTGAAGGGCCTGCCGGTGCACGGGGCGCTTTATAACATCGCCGGGTCGCAGCTTCCGCAGGTTAAACAAATCCATACTGCTATCGAAAAATTTTCAAATATTCTGACCGGTGACATGCTGGGACAGATGCCCGGTCAGATGATGTCTATCGGCAGTATGCTGTCTCAGGTCGCGAGCCATGCGGGAATACGCAATATCATGCCGCGAGAGGTGCTGCATGCCCTGGATAGTATGGCGACCTTGGCTCAGACCGGCGGCGTGATCGAGAGCGGCGGGTCGATCACTGCGATGCGGGTGAACCCGGAAGTGTTTATTAATAATGCGGTGCAGATGTTTTCTGGTGTCACCAACGTGCACGATCTGGTCAATGCCACCCAGAACATGATCTACGACACGTCGCTGCATGGTATGGACGCCTATGCCAATGTGCAGACCAATTCCGAGACCCCGTTTGGCAATACCACCATCGTTATCGATCCCAACGGCAGCGTCTCAGAACAGACATCGAATAGTGTGGCCAATACGGCGCAGGTATTTGCTCAGTCGATGAGTTCGCCCAGTTCGTCTCCTGGCGGCAACTCAGGTCAGAACATGTTTGGCGGCTCAGCCCAGACCATGATGAAGATGTTCGAACGCATGCCGCCCAATATGTTTCAGATGGCCAAGCAGATGTCGGAAAAATTAAATTCTCAGGGCTTGGGTCAGATATTCGACAAGCTGACCAAGCATGCATTTGCTCAAACAGGCAATAACCCTCTAAAAATATTATAGGATTGTAATGGCTGAAAAGGAATCTGACGGCGGCAAAGGTAAAAAGGAAACCCCGAAAACTTGGGAATCACCAAAGGATGCGCGTTCTGAGAAGGGCGCAGGCAAGTATCCTAACTTCTATTCGAAGAAGACCCGTTCCGGTCATGTGTTCATGATCGATGACTCAAAAGATAACGAGCATATCACTCTACAGCATCGTTCGGGTTCGATGTTTCAGTTCAAACCTGATGGTGCAGTCCAGTTCGTCTCGCATAACGGTCAGTACAATGTGGTGTTTGGCGAGAACCGCATGAAGATTACCGGTGCACAGGACGTGACCGTCGAAGGCGCAGCGTCGATGAAGGTCGATGGTGACTACAACATGACGATCAAGGGTGACGTGAACATGACCACGCATAAGGACTTCAATGTCACCGCCAAGAATTTCAATCAAGCCATTCGCGGTAACATCGATGTCCAGGCTAAGAACCAGACCACCAAGCTGGAAGGCTCGCTGAACATGCAAGCCCAGGAAGCGGTGTCGATCCAATCCGGTAAGGGTCTGTCGATCATGGCGCAGGACAGTGCGGTGATTGGCGGTAAGGGATCAGTCGGCATCGAAGCCAAGGGCGGCGACATTCGGCTGAAGGCGTCCGACAAAATATCCGCCGAAAGTGGCGGAACAACCGTTTTTAAATCGGGAGGAAAGTTCAGCATCGATGCGGCGGGTGATCTAGCCATGAGAATGAAATCTTTCGGTGCAGATGCATCTGAATTTATCATTGCAAGAGCCGCTTCGGTAATGCGTTTGATATCTGGCTCGGCCATTCATGCAGCGGCTCCAGCCCGTCTGGGTGTGTTTGCTGGGTCGGGAAGTCCAGATGAACCAAGCGCCCCTGACGGCCCGGTTGCGCCAGCCGATATTCCGCTGAAGACTGCATCTATTCCCGGACAAGAAGGACCCGAATCAGGCACAGTCAAGGGTAACTAAATAGTTTAAATGACAAAAATAGCACGTAATCCAGATTACTCCGACTTCGATATGGATTTTACCAGACATCCCACAACCAATGATGTGGTGATCAAGACCGGCGAAGACGCAATCAAAAGATCGATAAGAAATCTGGTTTTTACAAATTTTTATGACCGGCCATTTCGGTCTTATATCGGGTCCAATGCCCGCAAGATGCTATTTGAAAACACCACACCGTTAACAGCAAATTTCTTAAGGGACGCTATCTATGAGGTTATCGGAAATTACGAGCCACGAGTGTTGGTTAATCATGTTGGAATTTCTGTATCTCCTGATCGTAACGGTTACGATACTGTTATTTCTTTTATTATACTCAACCGCAACCAGCCCGTAACTATTAATTTATTTTTAGAGCGAATTCGTTAACTTAAATAAGGTAACAAATGGCAACAACAGCAAATACCGCTCTACGGGTCAGCGAATTGGATTTCAATTCGATCCGAAACAATCTTAAAACTTTTCTTCGAAGCCAAGACACTCTTCAGGATTATGACTTTGACGGTTCGGCTTTGAGTGTTTTGATCGACGTGCTCGCCTACAATACCCACTACATGGGTTATTATCTGAACGTGGTCGGCAACGAAATGTTTCTCGACACCGCGCAGCTTCGTCCGTCGATCACATCGCATGCCAAGTTGATTGATTATATCCCGACAAGCAAACGCGGATCGATTGTCAGCACCGATATTCTGGTCACGCCGTCGCAATCGGAAAATCAGAATGTCACTACCATAACCATGGATAGGTATACCAAGTTTCTTTCGACTGATCTTGATGGAGTGAATTATCAATTTGTTGCAACGAACGCCAACACCGCAGTCAAATCGAATGGCTCGTTTCAATTCAGCGGCGTGTGGCTGCAACAGGGAGAAATTGTCACGCATCAGTTTCTGATGGATGCGAGCAATGCCAATCGAAGCTTTGAGCTTCCATCTGCCAATGTCGATACGTCATCTTTGATAGTCACGGTTCAGGAATCCGCATCGAATACTCATACTGAAATGTATATCCTGTCGAATGACATCACCACGATCACCAGTAATTCGGCAGTCTATTTCATCGAAGAAAATCCAAATCAAAACTATACGCTTTATTTCGGGGATAGCATCATTGGCAAACGACCCGCTGACGGCAGCATCATTATCTGCACCTATCTCAATGTAACTGGAACGCCATCCAACGATATATCGAAATTCTTGTTGTCAGATGCGATTGATGGTCAATTCCGCGACAACGTCGTTGTTACCGCGACCACAGCTTCCTATAGTGGTGCCGAGAAGGAATCGATTGAGGCGGTTCGTTTCCATGCGCCGATTGCCTATACGACACAGAATAGAGCGGTAACCAAGCTCGATTATCAGACCCTCATTAAAAAAGATTATATCAACATCGATTCGGTGTCGGTCTGGGGCGGGGAAGATAATATTCCGATTGTTTACGGCAAGGTTTATATCTCGCTGAAGACCAAGCACAATTATGTGATAACCAATCAAGAAAAAGAAAATATTAAAGCACATCTGATCAAAAGCAGGAATGTTCTTACCGTTACGCCTGAGATCGTTGATCCTGATTATGTGTATCTGCTAATTCGCGGTGAGGTGAACTACAATCCTTCGCTCACTTCATTTTCAAAACCGGCTATTTCGACATCTCACTCAACTGGATCAGAAATTCTGGAATTTGTTAAAGCTTCCATCATCGACTATCAAGAGGAAGAACTGAACCGGTTCGATTCCGTTTTCCGTAAATCGAAGCTCCAGTCCTACATTGATAACTCAGAAAAATCTATTCTTGCCTCGGATATCTCGGTTTATATCCAAAAGCGAGTACAAGTGGATGTCAATCGATCAAGGAATTACGAGATCAAGTTTAATACTCCCCTGAAGAAGGGAGACTATGTTCATCGCTTCTATACCAACCCTCAGATATACATCGTTGACATCAGCGGTGTCCAAAGACTTGCGTATTTCGAGGAAGTGCCGCAATCCGCAACCGGTGTCGATACAATTTATATTACCAATCCGGGTTTCAATTATCTTACAAAACCAACGGTCACGATTATTGGTGACGGATCAGGAGCACTGGCCACTGCATCAGTAGGCGGCGGTAAGGTAATCAAGATCACCGTTCTTGAACGAGGAACGAACTATAACCGGGCCGACGTTTTTATCGAAGGTGATGGGTCGGAAGCACAAGCAGTTGCTCGCCTGGAAGCGCGAAATGGCCTTCTCAGGACCTACTATTACAACACTGACGGTCAAAAATATATTTTAAATTCGAATGCCGGTACAATCGACTATGATGCCGGTATCGTTGTTCTGACCAACCTGCGAACCGGGGGCGTGGTTTCCAATAATCTTTATGACACTAATATTTTTGGTATCAATGCTCCTATCGACAAAGAAATTATTCTGCCTCTGAGAAATCGAATATTGACAATTGACGACACTGATCAAGACGCTGTTCAAATCGTTATGGTTGCCGAGACATAAATGGAATCCAATACTAAAATATCTAATCTCATATCTTCTCAAGTACCATTCTTTGTTCGCGACGATCATCCGGCGTTTGTCAACTTTGTCGAAGCGTACTATGAATGGATGGAACAGTCGGGTGAAACGCTCGACACTATGAAGAATATGCGACGGTATTCCGATATCGATACATCAATCGATATGTTCATCGAACAATTTTATAAAACTTACATCAACCTGATACCACGCGAAGTCATTACCGATAAAACGCTGATCCTCAAGCACGTCAAGGATTTTTATCGAGCACGAGGAACCGAGAAATCGATCCGGTTTCTCATTCGAATTCTTTTCAACATGGATGTCGAATTTTACTATCCCAAGATCGACGTGCTACGAGCTTCGGATGGCAAATGGTTTATTGAAAAATCGATAAAAATCGATACTAAAAGTGTGATGGTCAATGGTGTCGCCAATACACAGCCAAATGTTATTGAGAACTTCGAAAACCGACAAATCAAAGGAAATACTTCCAATGCCTTGGCGTTGGTCGAGAACACCATCACATATTATGAAAGCGGCACGTTGCTGGTTG